CCCAAAAAGTCAATCAAGGCTTACTTTGACAAGATTATGTCGGAGGCAGCAGATAAAGAAGTTGAAGAGGAAGTCAAGGTAGTTAAAAAGAAACCAGTGAGGACTAAGAAAAAATAATGCAGCCAAGTAAAAAGTATCCTGAGAACTTCCCTAAAACATTCAGGACTAAGACTATATCTGCTAAGCAGTATCATACCATCAAAAAGAAAGTCGAGAGTATCGCTGCTGATATAAAAGGGACAGGGAAGGAAAGAACTTGGAAAGATTGTGCTATTGATGGGGGTTATAATCCAAGGTCAGCAAGTAAGGGAATACATCAAGACCTTAGTAAGAATGAAACCTGTAATGAATTCTTACAAAAGAAACTTGAGGATTGTGGAGTAACTTTTGATAAGTTGGCAAGGAAGACAAAAGCTCTTATGGAATGCAAAAAGGGCAGAGGAGATAAAAAAGAACCTGATAACTATATCCAGTTTCATGCAACTCGAATGGCTACTGAGATGAGAAACGCTTTTCCTTCCAAAAGGATTGATATTCACAAAGAGGAATACAAAATGGAGTTTACCCCAGAGATGCTGAGGCGACTTGAGAAGCTTGAGAAGATGAATAAATTTAAAGAAGTAAAGGTTTTAAAAGAAGTGGAGGTTGTAGAGATTGATTAATTTAGAGGAATTAAAGGATAGAGAACATTGGAGAGCCAAATGTCGGAATCTATTCTGGTTCTGTTCTGTGGTTTTAGCTGATTGCTGGAAAGAGGAATTTCAGGACTTCGGATATCTCCAGAAGGATATGTGCGATTTTCTCTCTAATGAGAAATCTTTCAAAAAGCTTATATCCGTAAGTCGTTGGTCGTTGAAGACAACTGTTCTTTTAGGGTTCTGTATCTGGAAGTTTTGTTTGGCTTTAATGGATGATAAGGCTGATAGCATTGCCTACAATACAGCCACCAAAGATAACTCAGCCCACTTTTATGATAAATTCAAATACACGCTTCTTAATAATAAACTTCTTCAGTGGATAGTTTATGAACTCCCAAGAGAAGAAAGCGGATATACTTCATTCTCCAAAAAGAAAATAAGTTTCCACTATGTCTCAATTGAGTTCTCATCATTGGAGGAACAGCAGGTCTCACGCCATCAGAAAATAATCATTAATGACGATTTGGTAAATGACAAAAACTCTGAGACTGAGACCGGAAGGAACTCAATCAAGCGTTCCTGGCGATATCAGAAATCACTTCTGACAAAGATAAGGAAACGTAAAATAGGCTTGGAGATAGACGTTGGCACTCCCTACCATTATCAGGACTTGATGTGGGAACTCATTGATAGGAACAAAAGTTATGATAAATTCATAAGAGCCTGTATCGAAGGGTGGCCTGATGTTACGATTGCCGATGTCAAAGGAAGACTCAAGCCCTTGACCTTTCCAGAGATTAAAACCTACGAGGATTTACTTGATACCCTTGAAGATCAAAGAGAGACAATTTTCTCCTCACAGCAATTGATAAAACCTCTTTCAGAAGAAGGAGCTTTATGTAGGGAAGGTTGGTTGAAATACTTTATTATCCCTCCAGATAATTATTACAGAACAATGGTTATTGACCCAGGTGGTTCAGACCCAGATGTTCACGACGCTACAGGTATAACCATAGTTGATACTGATGAGAAAGGGAATTGGTTCGTTCAATATGCGGAGGAACTCTGGCTTACTCCTTTGGATTTGATTGATATCATAAAGAGTCTTATGGATGAATACAAACCAGATGATACGAGGATAGAGAAAGAAAAGTATTCCATTACCATAGCAGACCAGTTTGAACACAGGTTTCCTGCACTCAATATTTCTTTTGCTGAGCATAAAAAGAAAGATAAAAAGTTTCGTATCTGGAGACTCCGTCAGTGGTTTCAAAGCAAGCGTATTTTTATAAAATCTGAGCAGACTACGCTCATAGAACAACTTCTGACCTATCCTCAGACTGGCATAAGGGATGATATCCTGGATTCTCTTGCCTACCATATTGACATAAGAATCGTTCCTCAGAAACAGCAAGCACCACGTTTTGTGCCAAATATTGAAAGCACTTTTGAGAAAGAAATGAGAGAATTTATGGAGGGGGTAGAGAAGAGAGGGGAAGAGGAGGCAACTTTAAATGACCAAATTTATTAGTTATTTAAGAAATCTTTTAGGTGAGTTAATAGTTTTTAATGAGAATATATCGAAAATTATAACCATTGCCAGAAAGCAAAATGATTCGATAAATAGACAGAATGATTCAATAAATAAATTAGTTGAAATAATGGACGAGGAGAGAAAAGAGAGAAGAAGAATTAATGCTGTTATGGATGATTTCGTAGCCTATAACAAAGGTCTGGCAAAGGAAGTGATGGAATCCCAGAAGGAAGAAAAAGCCACTGAAGCTGATTTTAGATATTAAAAATGGTGAAGAAAAGAGTGAAAAAAGAAGAGCCTCAGGATTGGTATGCTGATTTTGATGGTGATGAAGAATTGTTTGTAGGCTGGATTAATAACCAGGTAGAAAAGCATCCTGTATTCCTTGAAAAGCATGGCAAGTGGAAGGAGCTTATTGCCTGGGAAAATGGAGAGCAATTCTCAGAATGGAATGAGAAGACAGGAGAAATAAAACCTGTAGTCCTGAAGAAGAGAAAAAAGTTAGTGGTAATCAATATGATGAAACCTTTGACTGAGACAATAGATGGCAAACTTAATTATTACCATTCACTCATTGGTTCTCCCAACTCATCAGAGGCAAAGGATATTACTGCCTCAAAGGTTTCAACTAAATTCATCAAATATAATGATGAGATAAACCGCATTGATACTCTTATGGATGATATGAAATATGATGAACTTCATACAGGCAACGGTTGGATTCTCTGGGAATGGGATACTAATGCTTTTGGATACGCAAAAGGTGATGATGGGAAACAAAAAGTGGTCAAGGGTGAACTCATTGGTAGAGTACCTTCAGTATTCGATATTAGACCAGACCCTACTGTTAGAGACTGGAAGGATATGCGTTGGTTTATCGAATTAATGGAAGTATCCCTTGATGATTTAAAAAAGTCTTTTAAGGATATAAAAGACAGCGACCTTGAAGAACTGGATGAGAGTGATGTCAATAAAGCCAAAGGAAGGGCAGAGCCTGAAGCAGAGAAGCCAAAGGGTGGAAGCAAGTTAGAGAAAACATATATCATCAAAAAATTCAGACAGAAGAAAAATTATCTTTTCCCTAAAGGAAGGCTTGCTTTTGTGACAAAGAACAAAGTTCTCTGGGTTGGTCCGAATAGGAATCCTGATACAAAACTTGGTTTATTCTTTTTCGGCTATAAAAGATATGGCAATTCCTTTTGGCATACTGGGCCACTTCATCATGTCCAGAGCATCCAGCGTGAGTTTAACCGTATGGTGTCTTTAGAGTCAGAACATTATGAGGGATGGCGTGCCAAGATGCTTCTTCCCAAGGGTTCTCTTACTCGCAAAGGCTCTTTCACCACAGATTCTTTTGAACTCCTTGAATATGACCCAAGAGCAGGTGTTGCACCTTCTCCAGCAAATATGCCTGTCTTTGGTGCTGAGAAAACAGCCTATAGGGATTTCCTTATAGGGGCTTTCGATAAAGTATCAAACATACATGAAGTATCCTATGCCCGACTTCCTCAATATGCTTCACGTGCTCCTGCACAATTATATGGGATGATGCTTGAGCAGGAAGATGTGAAACTTAATCCTATGCTTAAACGAATGAATGAGACCCTTAAAGACATGGCAAGATTCCGTCTTCAGATGATGGAACAGTATTACACAGAAGAGAGAATGGTAAAGATTATGGGAGAGGGGGAGAGAACCTCTGTAGAATATTTCAGGGGTGCTGACCTTCGTGGAAACCATGATGTGAGAATCGAAGTCGGGGTTAGCCTTAACCAATCCTCAACTGTTCAGCAAAGACTTCTCATGGAGCTTTATGAGGCAGGGATGTTACCGCCTGAGATGGCATCCAAGATGCTCAAATACATGAATCTTGGGACAGCAGAATATGACCTCAGAAGCGATATTGTAGATGATAAGAGAGCAATACGAGAAAATCAGATGTTTCTAAACGGCAGGTGGAAAGAGGTTATAAGTGACAGGCGTTTCACTATAGATATGCCTGTGCCTCCAACACCTGAAAATCCAGAAGGAATGGCTAAGCTTCCAGCTTTTGGAGTTTATATGCACGATGACCATGCACTCCATCTCGGACAGCACTCTACACTTGCTAAATCAGAAGAGGCTGAGCAATTTGATGAGAAGACATGGGAGGCGTTGCAGATGCACATGAAAATTCACCACCTTTTTGAACAGGCTTTAAAAGAAGTCCCTGTAGAAGAAGGGATGCCTGCTGAAGAAGGTGCTCCTGTGGAGGAAGAAATGCCCCCAGAGGAGACAATGCCACCTACTGGTGGAGGAATGTAAATAATTGACCAACCTCATTACGAGGAGTCAAGGAGGATATTATGGCTGAAGAAAAAAAAGACCAAGCTCAGGCAACTGAGCAGTCTAAAGAAGGGGAAAAGGTTGAAAAACCAAAGACAATCAGCGAAGGCTTTGCTCAATTCCGAGAAAAGGAGCTTTCTAAGCCAACCTTGAAGGAAGAAGAGAAGGTCTCAGAGGAGAAGAAAAAAGAGGAAGCAAAAAAAGAGGAGTGTCCAGAATGTAAGGCATTCTTACATCCAGAGACAAACGAACCAGCTTATAAGGTGATTAGCAGAAAAGGTGAATCAATCCCGATATGGACACAAAAGGAATGGGATGTGCTTGCTGAAAAAGGAGTTGACTATACCAAGAAAACCACAGAAGTTGCTAAAGATAGAGATGAGGTCTCAGGTCTGAGAGAGAAGGTTGAAGGAACAGCGAATCTTGTATCGGGAATCATAGAAAAGATTAACCTTGACCCAAGATTCAATGTCCAACCAAAAGAGACGGAAAAGACAGAGCCCATCTTTGACCAGGAAACCATAGAGGAGTTGGAACTTACGCCTAAAACAAAAGAGTTGCTTGAAGGATTGATTAAAAGAGATAGAGAATCAGAGAAAAGAATCAAGCAGGCTGATGAGAAAACCAACGTTGTAACAATGCACATTATGGCAAATTACATGGCAACAGTTGGACAGCAAGCAGAGAAGGAATTCCCTATCGAATGGGTGAAAGATGAGAGTGGAAAAAACCATACTCAGGTTGAAATCTCCAATGCTGTTGCTTCCAGGTGGAAAGAAGAGATATCTAAACCTCAAGCACAACAGAAGCCTATTCAGGAGATAATCAGAGAGAGCTTCAAAGAAGTTCACGATAGGCAGCAATTCCAGAAAGAAAAAATTAAGGAAACTGCTGGAAAGGAGAACCAATCTTTGAC